AAAAAAAAGAATTTAAAATATTATTAATAATTTATATTTAATAGTTATAATAATTAAACTAATATTAATTATTATAAAAAAATATTATAGTTATAAATTAATCTATAAAAATAAATATTCTTTCCCTGAATAGATAATTTTTTAGAATTAAAAAATTAAATAGTTTATTTATTAATTATCTATTATAACTATAATAATGAGTATTAAATATATAAATTATAAAAAAAAATATTTGGAAATAAAAGGAGGTAGTTTTTTTAATTTTTTTTGTCCTTCAGGATTTTGCTCACCTGATTTTTGTTCAAATGAACAAGATAATGATTGTCAAAATTCTGCTTCTCAATATATTACTCCCCAAAATATTACTTATCAAGAAAATATTCCTCCTCAAGAACCTATTCCTCAAGATAATGTTTGTGATAATTCTACTCCCCAAGAACCTATTCCACAAGATAATGTTTGTGATAATTCTACTCCTCAAGAACCTATTCATCAAGAATATATTAAATTAAACACTCTTAATAAACATGATGGAAAAGTTTTTGCTCTTTCTGATATTCATGGTGATTTACATAGTTTAATTATATCTTTAAGAGATTGTGCTAAAGTTATTGGAAAACATGGATATAATAATGGTGAAAATAATGAAGTTGTTGATCCAGAAATAGAATTAAATCTATTAATCGATATATGTACAGAAGATAATGATTTTGATGAAACATTTGGTTATGAATGGATTGGTGGTAATAGTTATATTGTCATATGCGGTGATATAATTGATCCAAAAAGATCTGAAATTGATCCACCAACAAATAGTAATTATTGTATTAAAAATAATCCGATATCTAGTAATAAAATTCCATGTTTAGATTATCCACAAATAGAAATTAAAATATTAAGATTTATAAATGCAATAAATGAACAAGCATTTATAAATGGAGGAAGAATAATTAAATTATTAGGTAATCATGAAATAGAAAGTATTAAAAAAAATAATAATCAATTTATAAATAAATATTCATTTACTAATAGTGGGAGAGAATATTATAGAGGAACAACTAGATATGAAATTTTTAATTTTGGTAATGAAGGTTTTAAATTATTATTAAAGTATGATTGTAAAATATTAATAATAATAAATAATACAATATTTGTACATGGACAAATACCAAATCCAAGAATATATAACTTTAAAGATATAATTAAAGATAATCATATAATAAATAATACTTTATTATATAATATTGGGGATAAAGATTATGATAAATATAAAGATGCTTGGAATATAATTATTCCAAAATATAATCATTCTGCTAGTCCTTTACAACTTAGAAATTGGGCAAGTTTTAATGATTATAATGATAGAAATACAAATACAAATAAAATAAATAGAAATACAAATAAAATAAATATACAACAAGAAGATTTTTGCAATCAAGAAGTTATAACTACCTTAGAAGATTTTTTTGAGAAAAAAGGAAATATAATTAATAAAATTAGAGTAGTCATTGGACATTGTGTTCAAAGTGACTTTACTATTAAATCTACACAAATTCCAACAACAACTTTTACACATTTAAAAGATAATGATAGAGCTAGTAAAACATATTCGATTGATGACATATATTTTGGTAAAGCTAATTTTAATGATCAAAATAAAATTTTTGGTATAACTATGCAATGTCCTAAAATGGATAACAAAAATAAAGTTAAAGATTTTTTTATTTATCATATTGATGTTGGAAGTTCAAGAGGTTTTGATAAACATAATCATCTTATTTCTGATATTCCTGATGAAAATAAATATTTATTTTCTAGAAATCCTCAAGTTTTATCAATTCATAATGAAGAAGTTTTAATTATTAAATCTAAAATGAAAAATACTAGAATTCATTTACCAAGACCATCATATGAAGATTTAATTGAATCGGATTCAGATAAAAGATCTAAATTAAATTTTACAGTTTCTCCTTCTAATTATGATAAAAAATATTTACCAATACATTAAAATTTATAGATTAATATAATTATTTTATGTAATTATATCAATTTATTAATTTTTTATCTGGTGAATATCCATGTAATATTAAGATTATATGTTGTTTTGTTGGTAAATCTTTATATTTACCATTAACATAATATAATGGTATATTTTGTTGTTCTATTTTATTTAATTTAGACTTGATAAATTCAATTCTATATGACCAATAATCTTGACCTTCGGGTTTATCTAATTTAATAGGAATATATTGTAATTTATTTGGTTTTCCATTAACTTCTTTATACATTTGTAAAAAATTTATTCCTCGTACGATTCCATTGATCTTATAAATTTCAGCAATTTTTTCATATTTTTCTATTTGTTCAAGTGTTAAAAATTTATAATTTTTATCTTCATATTTTTTTAATTTTGGATATTTTTTTAACCATTTATTAAAAATTTTCATTGCTTCTTCCATTTGTATTGTTTTATGAGGATGAAATTTTGCTCTATTATACATTGTATTTATTACGTCAAATTGATATCGTAAAGAACGTTTTGAAACTAAATTAATTGTATTAATTGCTTTTTCACAATCTTTAAAACCTGTATTTTTTAACGATTTTTCAGGATGTAAATCATTATACAATTGAGGTTTTAACATTTTTTATAATATATTACTAGATTATAAAAAAATTAATTAAGCTGTTTTTTTATTCAGTTAATTTGGTATTTATATAAACATTATTTTTATTACATCTTTTCATTTATAAATGGAGAGATGTAATTAAGTGTAGTGGTGAAATGTTTTTATATGTTAAATAATATTATGTTACGAGTGATATTACATACTCACACCATTACATACTCACACCATTACATACTCACACCATTACATACTCACACCATTACATGAGATGTTGTATGCTTATGTGGTTTTGGATGCTTATGTGGTTTTGGATGCTCACACTGTAATATAACATAATATTTATAGGCTGAATTATGGGTTAGCTAAATCCATAAAATCAGATGACTCTGGAACCAATTGTGTTGTATGATCATTACAACACAAAATATATACAATATTTACAACGTCAAGTGCTCTCCTTCACCGACAATAGATATATACTATTTAATAAAATATAAATTTTTTTTTTCAATTTTTCTTAACTATCTAATAATTTAAGTTGTTCTTCTTCAGTTAACTTGGTATCCCCTTGATATAAATATGCTAATTTTTGATTAATTAAAAGATGATTAAATGATTTTGTTTTATCTTGAGAAATATCTTCTAAATCAAAAATCCATCCTAATAATCTTCCACATAATATATTTACTAAATATACTTGAGATTCTAATAAAGAACGTAAATCTTTTCTACTAATATCAATATTATCATTTGTTTTTTTAGTTAAAAGTTCATATAAATAATTTTGTGCACTTTTTCTTTACATTTAACATTTTTTGATTTCATTTCATATTAAAGATAAAATAATTATCTATATATTTAGAGTTTATTAAATAACTCTATATTTGTTTAATATTTTATTCATCATAAATATTATAATTTATTACTTATATTTAATCACAAAAAATATTAAATGTGAGTTTACTATTTTCTTATCTTATTTAATAATTCTGGGTCTGGATCATTATAAGTTATATTTAATGGTCTTTTATTATTTTTAATTTCATTTTCATTTATAATTATTAAATTATTATAAAGACTATAATGCATATCTAAATATTCAAGATTATGAGTTGTGAGTTCTTTTTTTTCAAAATCTGTTTTTCCATTATATGTAATTAGTATATTTAAAAATTCTGGTGAAATATATGGAAACATTTTACTATAATTAATATCAAAAGATTTTAAAAAATTAAAATATCTATAATAAAAAATACATAATAACAAGTTTCCATCATGACTTAAATTTTTAATTATTGTATCAATATCTTGTGTAGTTTTATTAAATAAATATTCAATACCAAATAATTTAATTAATTCCAATGGAATATCTATTTTTTTATTTTCAACTCTATCAAATAAAATATTATTTTTTAATTTACCATATATATCATAAACAGGTAATAAATTATCATAATATGTAGATGCAACTTCTTCTGTCTCTATTAAAAAAAAATCATGAAATTCAACATAATTAAAATTTTGTATATTTATCATATTATTAAATTTTAAACTTCCAATAATTCTTTCATATAGAAATAAAAAATTATAACTAATATAAATATCTTTATTTTTTATTTTTATTTTATAATCTATAAATAATTTTGTGCATGTAGTCTGTTTACAATATTCACAATTTTTATGATAAATATAACTTTTTAATTTAATACTAAATGGAATAATTCCGATAATTGTAAAATTATTTATATTAAAATTTGTACTTAAAGTTTCATCAATTGTCTCATCAATTGATTCATCAATATTCTGATTATATTGAAAATTTGTATCAACTGAATTGAATATTAAATTTTTAATTAAATTATATTGATTCTCATGTTTAAAATATTCAATTAAAGAATCAATATAATCATTATCATACTTATTATAATCAGAACTATTTATAATATTGTCGTCAATTATTTTATTTATTATATCTTGATTAATTATTTCTCTTAAAAAATCTGGTTTTAGATTTATTTCTTTATAATTTTTTTTTACATTTTTACTTCTTATTAATGTTTTTAATAGTTGATATTTTAAACCATTTTTTTGATTATCATTAAATTTTGTCTCATTATTATTTAATAAATCATAAATATCATCTACATTTGTATATTTATTTAATGATTTTTCATCAGTTATATTTATCATTACAGATAAAAAAGTGCCTCTATTTAATTTTCGAAATCTAAATATTCCTTGTGCAAAATCTGTATATTTAGATTTTTCATCAATTAAAATAACAACATTTCCTATTTGAGGTTGCTTTAAATCTGAACCTACAATATGAGCTTGATCATAATAATAAAAATTATTATTATCTATTTTTTGATCAAATCTATTATTAATTTTTTCTGTTCCATTTAAATATTTTTGATATGGAATATTATCTTTAAAATATATAATTTTTTTAGTTTCATATCTATTTAAAAAATATTCTGCAATATCTTCATTATCAAAGTCTTTAAATATACCAATTAAATCAATAAATCCTCTAGATATTCCTTTATATTCATTATAATATAAAAAATCACTAATATATGTAATTAACTCGGATGTATTATTTTTTTCTATCGAATTTATAACACAAATATGATTTTCTATATATTTTGTATCGTCTATGTTTTTTCTCTTTGTTTTTAATGCTAACAAAACTTCTATTTTTTCATCATAATCTTGTATTATATTTTCTTTTTTAAAAACATAATCAGAATCTTCTTCATATTTATTTAATTCTAAAGATATTGTTCCTGAATAACCAATTTGCCATTGATTATAATTATTATATATAATATCTTGGAAAGATATATTTAATTGTTCGGATGCATAATTTAAGATATCATTATTTACTTGAAATAGATATTCTTTTAATATATTTGTTTTAATATGTATTTTTGTATTTTCGTGATTATATATATCTAAAAATAATTGTTTAATATTTTTAAATGAAAATAATTTTTCATTATCATATATTGCATATATATAATTCAGAATATAAACATGTTTATCTATTAATTTTATTAAAATACTTTTATTAGATAATATTTTTTTAAAATCTGAATCTTGTAATTCACAATTAAATGTAGATATATATATATTAAAGGTTAAAATTAATCTCAATAATAATGATGAGAAATTTGAATTTTTTAGAGGAGTATCTTTTCTTAAAAATGGAATACAAATAACATTATTTAATTTATTATCAAAACCATATTTTAAATTATATTCTAATGACATTGCTTGTTTAAAATTAGAATCTATAAATGGAATATATGTTTTTAAATCATTAAACATATATTCTATTAAAAATTCATTTAATAATTCTGGATTTTTTATTTTTATTAAAATATAATCAAATATATCAAAAAACTTTTCTCTATTAATACAATTTTCTTCTTTTAATATATAATTAAAATTTGATTGTAAATAATTATAATGTGAATCAAATTCATCTATAATATTATATTCTTCACTAAAATCTATTTTATTATAATCTATATCATATGTATATATATTTTTAATCCATCTTTTTTTGGCTTCAAAATCTGAAAATACATGTATATCCATATCATATAAATATGCATTTAATGAAACTATTAATTTAGTATCATCTACTAAATGTGATGTAGTAATTATTACTGGTTGTTTATTATGTAAAAGTTTAATTGAATAAGATAGTAATGGTGTAAAAACTGATGTTTTTCCTTTACCCATCATAAATTGATGAATTTCTAAATTAGGATTTGAAATTTTATCACGAATTTCTCGATATCTATTTAATTGAATTTTTGATAAAAAATATTCATTTTGTAATATAAATAATATTTCATATATATAATATTTTCCTTGTTTATTTTCTTCAATAAATAATATTATATTATTTAACGAGTTTAATATTGATTGTATTTCATAACAAATCGTATAGTCATATAATATTTGATTTATTATAGATATCAATAAATTACAAATCATTATAATTAAAAATTTATTTATATTATCAATAATATATCCTTTAAAATATATAATATTATCATAAATTAATACACGTTCTAATATTGATTGTATATTTATTAATATGGTTCTCAAATTATCTTTTTTTTCTTCCACATCAGTAATAGTTTTCATTTCACAAAATCGATATTCTTCTATAAAATTTTTAATAAAATTGTTTCTCATTTCTTCTGTTATAATTTCTTCACAACTATTAATATCATTCTGATTAAATTCTATATTATCTTTTATATATTCTAATATATAATTTATGTCTTTTGAGTCAAAAATATCAGATAAATCGTAACTATAAAGTATTTTTAATTTATCAATATAATCATCGGGATTATTAAAAAAATATGAATAATTATAAAATAATAACATATTCATATGTGTATTTCTATTAAAAGTCATATTTGTTGGTAATATAAATGATGGTGCGATTGTATAAGATTCATAATGATTATGATATTTTGTTTTATAATATAATTTATTAAATAATATATTATAATTATTATTTGTATTATTTGTTATAAATGCTGTATTCATGATGATATCTAATTTATAAATATTATTTTTTTTATAACATAAATATATTGTATCTTTTGGTATAAAAGATATAAAAGGTTTATTTTGTATATTAAAATCAATAATATATTCTTCATTATTTGCATCAATTATTATATTATCTTCTTTAATTATATTATATAGACCATTATTATATTTTAAATTTAATATAATAAATTTGCTAGGTAAACATTTAAAATTATCTGCAGTAACAATAATTAATTTTGAATCATTATGAAAAACAATAAAATCTGTAATATTTTTATAACTTAAACCAAATCTTCCTAAAATTAAAAGTAATCCTATATTATTTTCAGATATTGTTTTTTTTATATATTCTCTTGATTTATAATTTATTGATTTATAATTTTCTGTAATAGAACAAATTTTTAAAATCCAATTAAAATTATCATGATTTATTAATGAGTTAGATATTATATCGTGTATTTTTTCTGGTGTTTGCCAAATTTGATCTTTTTCATTTATTTTAATATTTTTGAAAGAATCCCTATAATAATAGATATTTGAATCAATTTTTGCTTCTAATAATTTAGAATATACTTTATTTAAAAAATCTTGTATATCCCGAAAATTATTCCTAATATATATTAATTTTGAATTAAATAATATATTCCTTATTTTGTATTGAAATGATAAGATTCTGTCTGGATCATTATAAGAGATATATCTTGTTAAATCAATTATAATATTATTATTATCATTATTTTTATTATAAATTTTATTATATATATATTGATATTCATCATCATTTAAATTAAAATGTGCAGCATCAATTAGATATTCTATATTTCTGCTATTCTGATATATATTTGTGATATCATGATTATTATAAAAATTTATTATTTTAGTATTTAAAATTATTATGGGTTTATATTTATAATTATAAAATATAGTAATATATTGCGGATCTTTATCATATCTTAAATCTTTAAACAATTTATTATGATCAATTTTAATTGTTTGCATATAATTAAAAAATTGATTTATTTCTTGTTGATTTAATAAATTTAAAAATATATCATTATTTACATCTTTTGTTAAATCTAATAATCTCCATCGAACATTGTAATTATCTTTACCAAAATCTTCATATAATTTATCTTTATCTAAAAAATAAAGAATTGGACAATAATTTATTTTACTTTTAAATTCTAAATCTATATTAAATTCATTCTTATAAGTAAATTTTAAAATTAAACAATATAAATAATATAAATTTATATAATTATCTAATAAAAAATTTATATTTTCAATAAATTGAGATTCATTTCCAATCAAATGAATATTTGTTAAATTAAATGATTCTTTTATTTGAACTATATTTATACTAATTATTCTATATATTTCATTATTTTCAATATCAATATTATTTCTAATCATATTAATTATATTTTTTACCATAATATTTAATTCTAAAATAAAATCATGATTTATTTTAATAAATTTTCCAATAGATTCATCATTAAATTCAAAATTATTATCTAATAATATATTAATTCTATCAAATCTATTTAATATACAGTTCTCATTAAATATCTTTATTTCATCACTAATATTATTAATATCACATAAATTATATAAATAATTATAATTAAAATAATTATTTATTTTAAGATTAAATTCTAATGATGCGCTAAAATAAGATATGATTGCATAGTGAAAATTTATTATTCCATCAACATATTTATTAATATTATTTTCTTTAAAAGTATTTAATAGAAATATATTTGTTACCAATAAATAATAACTATAAAATGTACATGAGCCTGATGATTGAATTAAATTTGATATACCAATATTTTTATTATAATGTATTTTTAATCTTTGTATCATATATCGAAGTGTCGGATACTTACTAGGTATATTATCGATAATATTATTTATTTTAATTATATATGTTTCATAACTATGTTCTTTATTTTCTATATTAATTGTGTTATATATTTTTTTTGAAATAACTTTATTGTTTTTTCCTAAAGCATTAATAAATAATTGAAATAAATTATATTTATTATTTTTTTCACTATCAACATATATATATAATTTATAAATATCATTGGGTGTTAAATTATATATTATATCATTAAATGTACATTCACTGATAGAATCATAATTACTAACTAAATAATAAATCAATGTATAAATATATGCTTGATAAAATAATTTTTTTTCAATATTATTATCAATATAATAATTAAAAATTAATATTATATATTTAGTTTTAATATCGGATTCTGGACACAATTCTTTATGCATATCTTTTAATGTTTCTAAAATTTCTATATCACGCCTATTTTTATATTCTTCTAAATTATCAACAATATATGTAATTATTGTATTAATATATTTTAATTTAGCTAAAATATCTATATCAGAAAATTTAAATAATTTTGGAAATACATATATATATTCATTTTCTTTCTCAATTAAATGATTATTAATTCCTAATCCTGAATTTGAATAATAAAAATAATTATCAAATACATAAAATAATGTAGCATGATTTGTGGTTTCTATATTTATAATATTTTTTGGAGAAACTATAATATTTGTAAATGGGTTTATAATATTATCATTAAGATATTCCAATATTGTATCTCTTACTAAATTATTTGAACCAATATTTTCATTAATATAATTATCAAATAAATAATGAATTGGTAATATAGCTCCTTTTAATTCATTAAAAGGATGATCAATATTTTCAAATATAATTTTATCACTAAGTATTATTTTATTTTTAATAAAATTTATTATAGTATTTATATTATCATAATCATAATCATAATCTGTGTTTGATACACTTCCACCAATATTATTGTTTTTTAATTTAATATATTTTCTTTTATATTTATTATATTTATTTAATTTATTTATTATCATAATTATAATTATAATAATAATATATAATATAAATAATTAATTTATTTCATAAAAAAAATTAATTAAATAATTTAAGTTGTTCTTCTTCAGTTAACTTGGTATCCCCTTGATATAAATATGCTAATTTTTGATTAATTAAAAGATGATTAAATGATTTTGTTTTATCTTGAGAAATATCTTCTAAATCAAAAATCCATCCTAATAATCTACCATATTTATCTAATGTTCCACATAATATATTTACTAAATATACTTGAGATTCTAATAAAGAACGTAAATCTTTTCTACTAATATCAATATTATTATTTGTTTTTTTAGTTACAAGTTCATATAAATAATTTTGTGCTTGATGAGCTTTCTCTTTACATTTAACATTTTTTGATTTCATTTCACATGTATCAATATCTCCAAGTCTCACATTAAATAGAAAATAATCATCATAAATATTAATAACACATGTTAGTGTATCACCATCATATATATCTACTACACGAGCTACTAATAATTTATTATTTAATGCATCATTAAATTTTGGAGTTGAATTATATAAATAATTTTGGAAATCAGATATCAATTTATTTTTAGTATATGTTTCTCTTTCATCGAGATTTATTTTTTCAACATCAATAATAACTAATTCATCATTTTGTACAGTTGTTATTTTATCACTATTAATTTTAGAAATTGATGATTTACAAGATAGATTTCCCATTATTATAAAATATTAATTATATATATATATAATTAATATTTTATTCAATTTTTTAACAATGCATTTACAATAATATAAATGAAAACAGTTTAATATAAAAATATATATAAATTAATCTGAATCTAATTCATCACCGTCAATATCAGTTTTTGCATAACATTCATTAGAATAATGTCCACAACGTCCACATCTATAACAATTATTTTTTGATTTAATATTTTTTTTTACTTTACAATGAATATTTTCATGAAATATCGCTTTTTTCTGTGTTTCAAATTTTTTATTACAATTTCTACACTTAAATTTTTTTTCATGTTTTTCCTACCCTGATTTATTTTCATATTGATTATTAGAATTATCACATTCTTCATATATATCTTCTCCATTAACATCTTTTATAGCTTTACAATTTTTAACAAAATGTCCTTTTCTACCACATTGAGTACAACAATCTGTCGCTCCCCAAATAGATTTTTTTATAGTATATCTTTCAAGTCCATCTAATGCTTCTGAAACATATATCCCACCTCTTACATTATCTATACCATATATACCCATATATTCAATCGTATATTTATCTTCATCAAATGGACTTGCATTTTGAATTATTTTGTCAACAGATAATGGTTTATATTTCTTGGTCCATGAAGAAGCAGTACCATTTAGATGAGCTTGTTTTCTTTTTTCTAAATTATCTGTTTTACCAACATAATATTTATTATTTTCTAATTTTAGAATATAAATATTTGTTGTCATTTTATATTATAAACAAATATTTATATTTTACAATATTATATATATTCAATTTTTAGAAACATAATAATAAAATAATTTATTATTATTTAATAAACAATAATTTTGCATTTTTATAAAATATTCAAGTACTCATAAATCTTTCTATCATTGGAAAAATTAATTTAATTTTTTCACAACATTCTATTGCTATTTCTTGATGTTCTTTTTGTGTTCCATTACCACTTCTTAATTGAATATAATGTATCCACGATCTTAATGTTCCATTCATATATAATCTTGACATTGTGTTCCCTTCTGGTAATACAACACGAGCTTGTTCTTTTGCAATTCCATTATTGATTGCCCATTGATATGCTTGTTTTGTATATTCATTAATTTCTATTTGTTTTAATTCCCATTGTTTTTTTAATTCATCATCATCGGTTTCAATACTATTTTGTCTATTTTTATTATCTTGTAATCTAGCATTTCTAACTTCAAAGCCTAAATCAGCAATAGCATATCTTTGAGAGAATTCTTGAAAAGAAAATGATCTATGTCTTAAAATTTGTCTAGCAATATCTCTAGTTGTATTAATTTCTAAACAAATCGATACCATTTCAAATGGAGACCAATGATTATTTTTAATTAAATATTCTAATAATTTTTGATTAGATTGTGTATTCATTTGATTAGATGGATTAGATACACGAGCACAAAAAGCAACTAGTTCTTCTAAAGAACTAGTATCATTATTTTGAGTCCATGATATTAATTTAACATTGTCTGTCATTATTAAATATAATAAATATAAGTGATTAATAAATAATTTTTTCAATTATTTTTTTATTTTATAAAAATTGATAATAATTATTATTATAATTATAATAATAATAATAATAAATGAATAATATAAATAATTCTTTTATCTATTTAGTATTAAATGATTTAATATTAAATCATATTAGTGAATATATTGAAAATAAAGATTTACACAATATATATAAAACTAATAAAAAATTATTACCAATTAGACAATATTGTTATTGGAATCTTAATTATTATTATTCTGATAAATATTGTGAAAATCTAAAATTTAGAAATAAATTACAAAATTTAATTAAATATCCAAATAAAAATTTATCATTAAATTTATTTTTTTGTAATATTAGTAGTGATATTAAAGATTTAAGTATATTATCTAATATTCATAGTATTAATTTTGGAAGTAGTTTTAATAATTTGTATACTAATTTTCCTAATTCAATATCACAATTAACATTTGGAACATATTTTACAATAAATCATTTACCAGAATCATTAACTCATCTTTCATTAGGATATTTTTTAAAACAACCTATTGATAAATTACCAAATTCTATTACAAATTTAACATTAAGAAATCCTGTTAATAAATTAATTGATAATCTACCAAACTCAATTACACATTTAATATTAAAAGATTTTTTTAATCAACCAATTGATAATTTACCAAATTCTATAAAACATCTTTTTTTACTAGATAGTTTTAATCATTCAATAGATAATTTACCAAATTCCATAATACATTTAGTTATAGGAAATAAATTTAATCAACCTATAGATAATTTACCTGATTCTATAACACATTTAGTTATTGGAAATAAATTTAATCAACCAATAAATAAATTACCTAAATCTTTAATAGAATTAAAAACTATAAATGAATTAAAATTTAATGATAAAGTTAATTTTTCAAATATTATTATGATTTAATAATATTTTTGTAAATATTTTTTTGTTCTTTTATTAAAAGATTAAATTTTTTTTTATTTTTTGATACAAGAGGAGTTAATATTTTTTTAGCATTAATAAAAGTGATATTTTTTATTTTATAAATTTCTTTCATCTCTATACCAAATAATTCAACAAATAAATTTTTTCTTTCATTTTTTGGTATGACTATTAAATTAAATAATTTAACCATATTTTTTAATTCTCCAAGTGTTTTTGATTCAATCTCCATTACTTCAGGATAACCTGGACTCACATCAAACACAATCAAATTTCTCTTATTTTTTCTTGATAAAAATCTTTTTCACAACCAAGAATTAATAACATATCAATACCAGTTTCAAAATTATCTATAATAATTTCTTTTTCTTCATCAAAATCATTTACTTTTATTTTCATTTTTGTTTTTATAGTCATTGTTATTCTAAAACCTTCATCTCTTATTCTAATTCTAGAGTTTTTTAAATTTTCTTTTTTAGGCATATTTAATTGTTGAACTCTAAATAAATATGTTCCTTTATAAATTGCTTTTAATTCTTTTAATTTTGATATAATTTTTAATTTATTAAAATCTTGGAATAGATATTCATATTCTTTAGGCATATTTATAATATTATAATTAAATAATTAAATATTTTTTTATCACTATAATATAATGACAATTATATTTTTTCATGGGTTAGGATCATCTGTTAAACTATTATATAAAGATGATTTTATTAAACAATTAAAAAAAATAGATGCTTTTTTTATTGCTGAAATTCCATATCCTAATGTATATTATTATAGTAAAGATAAGAAAAATTATAAACCAATTGATCATTTAGACTATGATGATTTAGCATTAGATAAATATATTACTAATTTATGTGGTATAATGGATAAAAAAATATTCAAACCACCATATATTCTTATGGCTAGTTCTCATGGAATTTATTATGCATATGAATTTGCCAGACAATTTAAGAAAGATATAAAATATATAATATCATTAGATGGTTCGTGGATAACTAATAAATTAAATAAAAAAAGATTATTAGATTGGAAGAAAAAAGGAAAAAATATTCCAAAAATAAATAATCAAAAAGCATTAGATGATATTATGGATAAAATATATAATGAAAAAGATAATTCAAAATATATACAAATGATATTTGATTATGTTAGAGGGACACATACTAAATTTTGTATTAAACAAAATTATGAAAAAATTAATATTCCATGTATTACATTTAGAGATTTTAATATAGATATTAAAGATGAAATAATGGAACAACATAATAAAAATGTTTCAGAAGAAAATAAAATATTAAGTAAATACAATAATCATATTATATATACATTATTAGATGCAAGTCATAAGATATGGGAACAATATAATTATAAAAATACAATTATTCAAACAATAAAATTATTAGTACACCCAAAAAAATTGGTTTGAATTATTTAAATTTATTAAGACATTTTAATAAATTTAAATAATTAATATTTAATTTATATGGAACGATAGATAAATAAATATTCAAACCTCCATATATTAATATTATTTAGATATTATATTTGTGATAATATCTATTATATCACTTATAACATCATTATAAAAATATAAAAAATGAGTTTTACCAACATAATATATTGATTTAATTTTTTTATTATGTTCAAATTGTTTATTATATGCAAATTTAGATTTTAATGTTGAATCAATATATTCTTTATCTGAAATAGATATTTCTTCATCATTATAAATATTATTTAATATAATCATATTTATATTTTTGTAATTATAATTATTTTCTAAATCTTGTTTATATATTTTATATTTTACAAATTGTGAAAGGATATTATAAGATTTTTCATCATTATTTTTTATTTTTTGAAATAATTCAATTAATTTAGTATCATTTATATGCCCATAATCTTTTTCCCATATTTTTAATCTATCTTTATAATATTCAACAGTTTCACCACCATCTATATTTATATAGCCACATATTTTTTTACTATGATAACTAATAAAATATTTTGCAATAATCCAACCTCTTGAATGAGATATTAAAAATATTTTTTGATAATTTTTTATTTTTTTATATAATTGTTTACAATGATAATTTAGATCAATATCTTGGATTGTAAATGTTTTATCATTCTTTATATCTTCGATTGATATATTAAATTTTGGAGTATATAAATAAACTTTACCAAATTTTTTTATTTTGGATATTAAATTTGTTTTATATTTTTCATCATTTCTTTCTAACCATATTGAATTATTTTTATATGGATGATTATACCATTGATTTTTTGTTAATCCTCCACCATTTATAAATACAAAAATTATTTTATTTTCAGTCATTACTATATAGAAAAAATATATATAAATATTAATTATTAATTATTTAACATTTATTTTTGACCTCAGCCATACCCTTCCCTTGAAAATTAAAAAAATAATTTTTATTATAAATTATTAATATATCATCTAAATATTTCCTCAACATCATATAAAATATTTGAACTCATCCCATCATTATCCATTATTGATATTGAAATATTATTTTTTAGATATATCTTCAAATAACATGATGAACCATTGATTCCTCCTCCATGTCTAATAATATTTTTTTCATAAAATTCTCTTCCATATTTTTTTAGATAATAAACAATTTTTTTATTTATTATTTCATTCAATAAAAAATTACCAAATAATGCTAAATCATTTGAAGTTATCCAATATCCACCTCCTGGTGATCCATTAATATATTTTGCTATTTTATCATCTTTATTATATGTTCCATTCTTTGGACAACTTATAGAAAATGATTTTAGTTTAGCAGGTTTTATTATATAATCAAATAATATATCATTATAACTTTTATTAGTATTATTTTTTTTATTATATAAATATTTTATACTCAATCCACATAATAATATTCCAGCATTAGAATAATTAAATATATTTTTTTTATATACACTATCATCTATATATTCTATAAAATCTTCAGGTTCATAAGGATTTATTTTATTATTTAATTCTAAATGTTCTAAATATTTCCCTAAATAATCTTTAATTCCGGACATATGAGTCATAACATCTAACATAGTTGTTGTTTTTAATCTATTAGCAACTTTTTGAGGGAGTTTATCAAAAATTTCTGGATCAATCTGAAGAGGACTATTTAAATCTATATCATTTATAATTTTATCATTTAATAATAAAATAATTATGATACCTGTAAAAACTTTTCCAATAGAGTGCATTGCATATATTTGATTATTATAGTTAAAAATATTTTTATTATTTTGATAAATAGAACATGATAAATTTAATTTTTTATCAATAATATATTGTTTAACATTTTTAATATCTAAATTTGGTTTAAAATTTTCTTTAATTATTTTGAAATTTTCACCTAAATTTATTTGATATAATATTTTCCAATCTATATTTGATATAATATTTCGAATTTTTGATAAAGTATTAAAATTTTTCTTGGTATATTTTTTATTTGATTTTTCATTAATCGTAATTATAACCATTGTTTTGTCTTTTAATTTATATATTTTTTCAGATATTAGATTTTTTAATTTAGTTGTAATTATTTTTTCTTGTTCAACCCAAGATACATTCATATATATAATAAATAGATATTAATTATTATAAAATAAATTATAAAATAAATATTCTTTTCATATTATATATAAAATGGATGTTGTATTTTCAACAAATTTAAGTATGCTAATTCAAATAATATCAGGATTATTAACTACACGAGCAATTATTATAAAATTACCTGAAAAACATAAAATATTAACACATATTACAATATTAGAAACAATTGTCCAAGTTATTGAATTTTTATTTTATATATTTATTTTACGATCAATTGTAGTCACAAATTTATCAAAAATGGCATCAATAAGATATTTTGACTGGGTAATAACAACACCAATGATGTTATTAACAACAATAATATTTTTTAAATACCAAGAATATATTGAAAAAAATATAGATGAAAATTTAGATTTTTGGAAATTTATAAAAGAAAATAAACAAAATATAATTATTATTTTTACATGTAATTTTTTAATGTTATTATTTGGTTATTTGGGTGAAATTAAATATATGAATATGACTCTATCATTATTTTTTGGTTTTATATTTTTTGGTATTACTTTTTATACTATTTATAAAAATTATGCTATTAAATCAAAGTCATCTCTTAAAATGTTTTATTTTATTTTATTTATTTGGGGTTTATATGGTGTTGCAGCATTATTTGATCCTATTAATAAAAATAATATGTTTAATATTTTAGATCTTTTTTCTAAAAATTTTTTTGGTATATATCTTTATTATTTTATACAAAATTTTAATAACAAAAATTTACTTAGTCATATCAATCATTAGAAAAAATAATTTAATCTTTTTACAAAATTATATTACTATCTATTGATGTTCTTTTTGATTTTTATTCTTATTCATATATAATCTGTAATACTACATACCTTTTTCTTTTGCAATTTCATAATAATCTTTAAAAAATTTATATGTATACATTGGAATTATTTATGGTCTAATTGTTTTAATTAATTCAATGAATAAATATTGCAGTTGAAGTAATTCATTCAATTGTTATTTGTATTTACACCCTTGAAGATTTAAAATGCCGATTTTATTCAACAAAAAAATATTCAAGGTTTACTCATTACAGAGTGTGTAAATTATGATTTTGTTAAATCGTCAACCTTAACTGATTTATTGTTTTTCTGTTGAACAACTTTTTTAATTTTATTTTTTTTAGGATTTTCTATTTTATTAGTTTCATCTTTCTTAACTCTAGATAAATATGTTGGTCGTTCAATTCCATTAATTGCATTTTTAGCAATTCTATATATATTTGTGGCACTATTTACATCTCTATTCCATATAGCTTCACAGTTCTTACAATAAATATTTTATTTTTACAATATATAAATCCTATAAACATATATTAAGATTTAGTAATATATATTATTAAAATGGAAGAAATTTATAAACCGATAAAAAATTTAGAAAAATAATAAATAAATATATTTATATATTATTTTTTTTAGTCATTAATAAATGTTATATAATTTTTTAATTTATTATTTCTAGAAAGGTGATGATATCTGTTAAGTTTTGAATACCAGTATCAGTAATGTTATCACAATGAGTTAAATTTAGACTTTGTAAATTAGTCAAATATCTTAAGTGTAGAAGACCAGTATCTCTAATTTTATTACAAAGAGTTAAATCTAGATTTTGTAAACTAGTCAATTTTATTAAGTGTAAAAGACCATTATCAGTTATTTCAGAACAATTATATAAATTTAGATTTTGTAAAGTAGCCAAATTTCCTATGTGTAAAAGACCATTATCAGTTATTTGTCGACAATTATATAAATTTAGACTTTGTAAACTAGTCAATTGTTGTAAGTGTGCAAAACCAGTATCAGTTATTTTGATACAAAAATTTAATTCTAGACTTTGTAATCTAGTCAATTGTCCCAAGTGTTCAATACCAGTATCAGTTATTTCAGAACAATTAGCTAAATATAGACTTTGTAAACTAGTCAAATGTCTTAAGTATTGAAGACCAGTATCAGTTATTTCAGAACAATTAGCTAAATATAGACTTTGTAAACTAGTCAAATGTCTTAAGTATTGAAGACCAGTATCAGTAATTTTATTACAACGACTTGAATTTAGACTTTGTAATCTAGTCAATTCTCTTAAGTATTGAAGACCATCATCAGTTATTTGTTGACAATTAGTTAAATCTAGACTTTGTAAATTAGTTAATTGTCCTAAGTATTGAAGACCAGTATCAGTTATTTGTCGACAATTAGTTAAATCTAGACTTTGCAAATTAGTTAATTGTTGTAAGTATTGAAGACCAGTATCAGTAATGTTATTACAATAAGATAAATTAAGACTTTGTAAACTAGTTAATGGTTGTAAGTGTCCAATACCTAAATCAGTTATTCGTTGACAATAAGTTAAATCTAAACTTTGTAATCTAGTTAATCTTTGTAAGTGTTGAATACCATTATCAGTTATTTCTCTACAATAATATAAATTAAGACTTTGTAAACTAGTAAATTCTCTAAAGTGTTGAAGACCAGTATCAGTTATTTGTCGACAATTAGATAAATTAAGACTTTGTAAATTAGTTAATCTTTGTAAGTGTTGAATACCATTATCAGTTATTTCTCTACAATAAGTTAAATCTAGACTTTGTAAACTAGTTAATTGTCTCAAATATTCAATACCAGTATCAGTTATTCGTTGACAATGAGTTAAATTTAGACTTTGTAAATTAGTCAAATGTCTCAAATATTCAATACCAGTATCAGTTATTCGTTGACAACGAGTTAAATTTAGACTTTGTAAATTAGTCAATTCTCTTAAGTGTAAAAGACCATTATCAGTTATTTGTAGACATTCATATAAATTTAGATTTTGTAAACTAGTTAATTGTTGTAAGTGTGCAAGACCAGTATCAGTTATTTCAAAACATTCAGATAAATTTAGGCTTTGTAAACTAGTTAATGGTTGTAAGTGTTCAAGACCAGTATCAGTTATTTGTTGACATTCATTTAGATTTAGACTTTGTAAACTAGTTAAATGTCCTAAGTGTTGAAGACCAGTATCAGTTATTTTAATACAACGAGTTAAATCTAGACTTTGTAATTTAGTTAAATGTTCCAAATGTTGAAGACCAGTATTAGTTATTTGTCTACAACCAGATAAATAAAGTATTTCTATAGAAGCAAATTTACAGATTATATTAGTAAAATTATCATGACTAATATTTTGTAAAGATAATCTTTTAACTATAAATTTGTTGTTTTTAAATGTCAAAATAGTTTGTAATTTAGTTTCATTATTAATTATTAATTCATTAATTTCAAAAAAAAAACCTATTTCAGTTTTTTTATCTAAATTTTGTTTACTTATTTCCAAAAAATTTAATATTTCATCTATATTTAAAAAACTGATAATATTTCTTGTTTCATCTATAGGGATTTTTTGAATAGTTAAAAAATTATCTTCTTTTTTTTCTTCTGCACCACCACTATAATTCTTTAATTTAAGATATTTATTTTTATTTCTTAAATATTTATTGCAATAATCCATATATAATAATTTTATATAATAAATTATTATATAAAATTATTATATATGGATTATTGCAATAAATAATCATTTAAAAATGCCAAACAATTCTATTAATAATTTATTATCTAGTAAGAAAAAGTATTAAAATACTCTTTAATTACACTACTATTGTGCATTATCCACTAGTTTTACAACTTCATGGAATATATTTATTCTTACTGGATTATATATCTTCATTCCTGTTATTGCAGTTAAATCATATATCTTTCTCATTATATTTATTGCTCCATTTAAATCTGCATTTAATAATTTCCTTTAAAATAATAAATATATCATACATTATATAATATTTATATATAAATTTTTATATTTTGATAATTTAATTATAATTATTTCAATTTATTAAGACATTTTTATAAAATGTCTTAATACGTTTAATTTTAAGTGGCACAAAACCAATTTTTTTGGGTGTATTACTTTTTATACTATTTATAAAAATTATGCTATTAAATCAAAGTCATCTCTTAAAATGTTTTATTTTATTTATTTGGGGTTTATATGATCCTATTAATAAAAATAATATGTTTAATATTTTAGATCTTTTTTCTAAAAATTTTTTTGGTATATATCTTTATTATTTTATACAAAATATTAATAACAAAAATTTACTTAGCACTAATAAATAATGTTTTATAATTTATTTTAATTTATTTTAATTTTTCTTGATTTTTTGCTGATTTAAATAATTTAGTTATTAATGAACAAAAGATTATATTATTTCATATAATAATAAATTTAAAACTTTTTTTATTGAAAAGTGGAATAGTCATATACATCATATACTATAATTAATAATAAAATAAAATTTTAAGTACTTGTTGTTTATTCAATCATTGGAAAAATTAATTTAATCTTTTCACAACATTTTATAACTTGCTTGTTTTCTATTGCCATAATAATTTATATATATATATATATATATATATTCATTTTAAATATATATAAATAATCTTCAGAAAAGTTTATCTGTATACATTGGAATTATTTCTGGTCTAATTGTTTCAATTAATTCAATAAAGATATATTGTAGTTGAAGTAATTCATTTATGTCATTAAATTTTTTATCTAAGATAATATCTTTATCTAAAAACTCTGTGTTACATTTATGCCATAATTGTCTAGAATTTTTGTCAAAAATTTTATGAATAAAACTAGGTATTAAAGATTTGTCTTGTAATTGTACACCATATTTATCTTTTACAATTGTATGTATTTTATATTCTTCACTAAAATTATTTAATGCTTTATTATTTAAAAAAAAAGCCCATATTTTAAAAATTTGTCGAAATCCATTAAAATTAGAATTCCATAGACATAAATATTCATTTTTTAAATCAATTTTGTAACGTTAATTATATTCATTTTGGTTAGGATTAATAGTAAATTTCATTCCGAAGTCATCCTCGAAAATATCAAACTCTTTAAATTTTTCAATCTGATTATAATCAAAAATACTCTGATAAAATTTTTCATAATAATATTCTCTTTTTCTTTTAATAATTTCTTTGAAAATAATATAATTTTGTTTATGAAAATATGTAACATTATCCATATTAACTTTCGGTCCATCAAAGAAATTATAAAAATCAAAATTAAAGCCTTTTTCACTATCAATAAAATTATCAAAAACAAAATCTATAAAATTTTTATGATTATTACCTATTTTATAATATTTTTCATAATGAATACAACTTTCTATTAATAATTTATAACTATTAAATAATATATCAATATCTACATTATTTATTAATTTTATTGTTTCTAATAATAATTCTAATTGTGTTTTGTGTGTTAGTATTGGAAAAGCTGTTTCTTCATTATACACACCTTCTAATTTTGGCATTCTTTTTCTCGATCTTCTTCTATTGTATCCATATATATTCTATGTTTATGTAATTCTCTATTAATTAATTTTTTTTGTTTTTCTTCTTTTTCATTCTTTTCTTTTTTTATTCTATTTAATATACTATTAGGATTTATTAAAATAGGTTTATCTATATTTGTATTCTCTTTATTTTTTCCAAGATTTAGTGATTGTTCTCTTTTTTCTAATTCATTGAATTGTTCTTTATATTTAAATTCTTGTTCTTTTTGTTGTAATTCAAATTCTCGTTCTTTTTGTTGTAATTCAAATTCTCGTTCTTTTTGTTGTAATTCAAATTCTTTTTGTTTTAGTTCAAAATTTTTTTTTTAAGTGATTCTAAATCCATTTTTGATAATTATATTTATATAATTATCAAAAATAAATAATTGAAATTATTTAATCAAAAATATAGAATTGATTAAATAACATTATTGTAATTATTTTTTTTTATTATTGTTATTTTTAAATTATTATTTGGTATTTTTTAAGTATAAAATACCAGTATCAGTTATTTTTTAAAAACAAAGTTTTTTATAAATGTCCCAATTATTATAATCAGATAGCATTTTAATAAAACATTTAATATAATAGTCAAAACTATATTTTCTTTTTCTAACTGTTTTATATTTATTTTCTACAATATGTAAAATATATTTTTTAAAATTCTGAAATATTTTATCTTTCATATTAACATTGTTGTTAAAATAAATAATAACTTTTAAATTTATAATAATTTTTATAGATTTATATAATCTATAAAAATAAATATTCTTTCCCTTAATAATTTTAGATAATAATTTTAGATAATAATTTTTTATCTTATTATTTCATTTAGAGATGTAATAGCATTTCTTAAGTATTCAATACCAGTATCAGTTATATAATAACAATACTTTAAATTAAGACTTTGTAAACTAGTCAATTGTCATAAGTGTTCAAGACCAGCATTAGTTATTCTATATTAGAATAAATATAATCTTTGTAAACTAGTCAATTGTCGTAAGTATTGTCTACCTTCGTCAGTTATTCCACGACAACCAGATAAATTAAGACTTTGTAAACTAGTCAATTGTCCTAAGTATTGAAGACCTTCGTCAGTTATTCCACGACAACCAGATAAATTAAGACTTTGTAAACTAGTCAATTGTCCTAAGTATTGAAGACCTTCGTCAGTTATTCCACGACAACCAGATAAATTAAGACTTTGTAAACTAGTCAATTGTCCTAAGTATTGAAGACCTTCGTCAGTTATTCCA